CCGTGAGGGGTTGAAACCATTATGACTTTAGTTGTTTTACCAGAAGTAATAGTAGGATAAACACTAGAAAAGAAAGCGTCAGCGATGTGATTGGGAACAAAAGCAAACTCATCCAAGAAGAGGATGTTGAAAGACATACCCCGAACAGCACTAGCAGAAGTGGAAGCCGCCAAGATTTTACTACCATTTTCTAACTCCAATGAACCTCTATTCCATGACAAAACACCTTGCTGCATCCACTTAGGAACATTCTCATATGCAGTTTGTAATCTACCAAGAAGTTCCCGTGCAGTTGCTGCTTTGTTAGCAAGAATACCAATATTTACACTATCATTAAAAAGTAGATAATGTAAAAGATATGATATAACAGTTGTAGACTTACCCGTTTGACGAGGCATCTTACAAATATTAAATCTATTATCGTGGAAATTATTAATTAATTCTTGCTGAAAATCATATGGTTCAAAAGGCATCAAACCATGATCAAGAGTAACAATCTTAACATGCTGTTGAGCAAAATAAACAGGATCATTTTTACATGCCATAAACTCAAGAATCTGTTCTTGAGTAAACTCCATAGGAGTATTTGCCCGTTTTAAATTCGGATTACCAAGATAAATGTCATCAGTCATAATAATAAGATATTAACTACCTGTTTGTGTAAATTAAAGGATCTCCCGTTTCATGATCAGTTACATCATAACTAAAAACTTTTGCATTAGGATAAACCTTATTTAACTCAACTTGAATATCTCTTCTTGACGGAATTTTTATTTGAGGGAAAAACATTTTAATCATATATCTCTTTCCTCTCCAACCAAAAATAATACGCATTACAACTCCAACCTTCCTATTAAGGATTGTCTTTGATGCTTCTGAAATAAATTGGTTTAAATCTTTCATGTTTTTATTTATGATTTAACAGCTGAGTAAATAACTTTAAAAGTAGTAGTACTTGCTGTACCAGGATATCCAAGTAATTCAATTTTACCTGAATTAATCTGAGATGAAAATGTTGCTATACCTGTTGGTTGATTTAAAGTACCATACTCTGTCATGTATGCATTGGTTCCATCATGAAGTAAATTAATTGATGTTGTATTATAATTAGTTCCTTGTATAACTTGTATTTGATAATTAGCAGATCTATAAATTGATGATGCAATTGATACTAAAGTTGATATTCCAACACTAGTTGTTGTTGATATTGTAGAGTCAACAAGACCTGCACTTAAAAGAAGTGTTTGTTTTGTTACTGGTTGGGTTCCGACTATGTATGGCATCTTAATTAGCAGTCTCTAGAAGACTAAGTATTACCTTTAGAGTATTATTTCTTTGTGATGATATTTTAATAGAATCACTTGTTTCTAATACCAACTTTCCTGACATAGGAACAAAGGCCTCTGCAAGAGGTACGTTTGCACCTTTAATTATTTCAGTTTCTGTACTAGATCTAATATGCTTCATAGTCACAGTGGAATCTTGTGTTCCATAGTTAGCAATATGTGCATACAGAACAATAGCAGTATAACCAGTAGGTGCAGTATAAACTATCTGCTCCGCAGTGGTTATCTGGAAAGTAACTGTTTGAAATTTATTGAGTGCTAACTGAGCCATATTAACTTAATGCCAATATAAATGGTGTCATTTCAGAGAATAAACTTTTACTAAAAGCTCTTCCACTGATTGTACCTGTGTTCTGGTTGATTTGTAAATCATCACCTATCCTAAAATTACCTGCTTGGTCTGTACTTGTATAGATTACCACACCTCCATTAGATGTAATAACTTCATTTTCCTGAACAGTAACCCCACCACGTTTAGGAGTAGCAGATGTAATGTTATTACCTGATCCAACATACTCAAACGTATGTGAACTTGCAATAATTTTACTTTGCTGGAAAAAGTATACTGTAGATCCTACACCAACTGCATTCAATAAATTTGTATCGAGAGTTAGAGTGGATATTCCAGACACCACTGGGGTTGAACTATTTATTGTGTAATAAATAGACGACATATTGGCAGTTGCAGACGCACTAGATCCACCTCCTCCACTAATAGTTACATTTGGTGTTGATGTATATTGATTACCACTACTAATAATAGTAATAGAAGCAATAGAATCACCTTCTAGAGTTGCAAATGCAGTAGCAGTTTCACCTGTTGGGGAAGCATCAATAGTTACTTCTGGAGTCGATGTATACCCTGTTCCACCAGATGTAACAGTAATACTTTCTACAGTTTTATATAAAGTATCAAAATAAGCCACCTGCCCATCATAAGGTCTATCTATATCAACTTTTGCCCTACCATCTCTTACATAAGTATGACCTAAAGTAGAAATTCCAACATTAACAGTAAAGTTTCTTGCATCTGGAACTGCATCAACTTCAAAGATATATGGATTTTTATGTGGATAAGTCTTCTGTCCATATGCACAATCAAGTACTATACCACTTAAAGTAACACCCATTCCAACTGAGAAATTATGATTTGCAGAAGTAGTAACAGTTGCAACTCCAGTCTGATGAGTATAATCAAATCCAGTAATATTAAGATTTGGTGTACTTAAATCGACAGTAACATTATCTTGCGATACAGAAGCTTCAGAACTAACCGTACCAGTAAATTGTAATGCACCAGTTCCACGAGAAACTAATCCCTTTGTTCCAAAACTACAATTACTATTTGCAAGGTCTGCTTGACCACCAGCATCACATGCAATTGCTTCATCACAACAAATAGTGAATACAGAGACTAACTGAGCAAATCCACTATTAGTAACAGCAACACCAACTCCACCCTGATTATACTGAGTGAATGAATCAACGTTCATTGCTTTCAATGATCTTGCTTGTTTTCCATCAACACGAATACCAACTCCTGTAGTTGTATCACTTGTACAGTTCTGAACATATGGTCCTTTCCATTTACCACCACCTACATTTTCTGCAATCTCAGTAGTAGGAAATCCAACAGCAGCTGCAGGTGCAGTATGTCCACTGAATGTCATATTTGCAAGTTTACATCCCTTTCTTACATGAAATAAATCTTTGTTAGTTGTATTAGGAAGAACCTTAACCGATCTTTGATCATCACCAACAACAGCAACAAATGCAGGAATTTCTATTGGATTCTGTTCAACATAATTACCAGAAAGAACTTTAATAGTAGTACCTGATTCTGCAATCCCAACTGCAGCTGCAATCGTCAATTTTGCATTATCAATTGATGTTCCGTTATTTGTATCTATACCATCTTTTGCAACATAAAGTACATTGGGTGCAGAGTTAATACCAGAAGCAGTAGATTTAATTTCTACATTATTACCAAGTATAATTTTAGTATTAGTAATACTAACAATACCAACACTAACTACTTCTGTTTCACCATCTAAAGTAATAGAAGATCTACCAACTGTAAGTACACCAACAACCCTGGCATCACCATCAACCATTAAGGCAGTATTACCATAACCAACATGCACGGTTCCAATACCGTTATTTTCACCTAATGTAGTAATACCAACTATTCTAGCATTACGTTCTATATTTAAATCCTTCCTACCAGTAATAATACCAATAGAATCAACATTAATAATATCTTGCTTGGTTATCGTTCCTGCTACAGATATATTTCCTGTTATCTCAGCATCACCATAAACAAATAAACTACTATCAGATCTTGCAGTGGATCCAATACCAACATTTTTAATAGTATTAATACCAACAGAATCTACTGCCCAAGTTCCAGCAGCTCCAACACCACCACCTCCACCTGTATTTTCAATCCATGTTTGATTACTTCTAACATATTCCTTACCATCTGTAGGAGCATCTTCTATACCACCTCCACCAAATGATGCTAGTTGTTGTTGAACTCTATTAACAAATAATCTATAATTTTCCTGAAGTTTCTCATAAGTTACAAACTTCTGATCTAATGGTGTTAATGGATCAGAATTATTCTCATCAGGAGGAATGTTTAAGAGACCCTCAGAAATAACTTCCTTATCAAACTTCTCAAAAGTTTCTTCAAGTTTTTCAATTTTATTTTGAAGAGTTTGATTCTTTTCTTCAAATGAAGAATATATCTTCTTTATCTCACCATCATAAGATTTTGCTTCTGGAATCTTAATAGATGAAACTTTTTTAAATAAACCTACAATTTCGTTATTGAGGCCTTTAATTTCTTCATCATAATATTTTACTTCTGGAACTGTAGGTATAGATTCTTCTACATTTAATATCTTATCTTTTAAATCTTTAAGATCATTGTCATAATATTTTATTTCTGGTATCTCAGTAACCTTACTAGATAATTTTTCTAGCAATTCCTTTACTTCATCAATATCATTATCATAATGCTTTATCTCAGGTAGATTAGATATTGAAGATTCAATTTCTTTGATCTGCGATTCTACACTAGAAATTTCCTCATCATAATATTTTATCTCAGGTATTTCAGGAACTGTAGGAATATCTTCCTTTACACCTTCAATTAGATCTAATATTAAATTTAATTCCTTTTCATAATATCTTACTTCAGGTACTTCTGGAATACTTCCCTTTACTTGCTCTATTAATCCTTTTATTTCATCTATCTGATCATCATATAAAACAGGCTCTGGGACAGTAGGAATCTCAGAACGAACTAATTCAATTCTTTCTTTTAATGATGCAAGGTTTGAATTAATATTTGATGGATCAAATTTTTCAGGTATACTTCTTTCTACTTCTCTTATCTCAGAGCGAAGTATTGTAATATCTCCATCATAACTTGCCTTATCAGCAACATTATCTATTCTTTCCTTTAAACTTTCTAACGTATTAAAAACTTCAGTTAAATCTGTTTCTTCAGGAATTAACCCTACTACTGACTGTATATCAGACTTAAGTGAATTTATTTCTTCTAGATATGGATCAACCTTTACTTCTTCTTGAATTATTGCAGCAGGTTCTTCTACGACCTTATTTTCACCAAAATGTTTCTTTGGAGCATCGATTTTTTTATTTTGTAATTTCTGTTCCTCTAATTTTTTTTGAGCCTGTTCTTCTTTCAAAGAATCATCTTTCTTTCTCTTAAAAAAATCCGAGGGATTTCTAATCGACACTAATAACCTCTATCATTTTATATATCTAATGAAATATTTATTTTAGCAAGAAATTACTGATTTTTCAAGTTTTCTTGTTTGATCATTTTTGCTAGTTCTGCGGTAGATCCAACAAATAATGCATTAGTAACATTCGTGGGTGATTTTTTATTATCCTCCTCGTTTACATCTTTTAATTTCTTTTGAAGATCCATTAACTTATCAGTCGCATCAGACACACTCTTTATAAGTTGTCCTGCAACTTCATATGCTCTTGGTTGCTCAGTTTCTTGAGCAAGTTCAAGGATACCATCAATGGCTTCTTGGCCCTTTTCTATTATACTATAAAGATTACCTCTTGTATAATCATAGTCTTTAGAGACATCATCTTTAGTTAATCTATCAGGTTTTTCAGGCCTAGTAACATTAGTAAGTTGTTCTTTTTTAGGAGAGCAACCATTTTCTGGAGTAGTAGAAACTTCGACAGGAGTAATATTAAATGCCTTATCTAATTGTTTCATTAGAAGGTACTCCCGTCAAATCCAAAGTCATCACCTTCTGGAATTAATA